CCCCCACTGCAAGCAATGGGCATCTTCTCGTAAAAGAGCAAGGACTCATTGTACTAAGCAAGAACGCTGCTACAGCCGCTAAGTTTTTGGCAATCGATTCAGCAGCAGTGATACAAAGCACTGAATTTGTAGACTAATGAGAACACTCGGTCTTCAGATGATAAACGAGGGCCTGATGCTAACTCGGGCTGGCTATCGTATTTTGCTGGGAGATGTTGGCTCTGGCGCTGCCGGGGGAGACGGTATGCTTCTGGAATCAGCGGATTACATCCTTCTGGAGACAGGCGACTATTTACTATTAGAATGAGGAATTAACAATGGCAGATTCAAAACTTAGCGCATTGACGGAAGATACAGCTCCGTCTTCAGACGATTTAATCTACGTCGTAAATGATCCAAGTGGAACTCCTGCTAGCAGGAAAGCAACGCTTGCTAGTGTTGGGGAATCAGGGGCGATCAACTCAAACGCCACAGGGATTACGGCATCCACTACCCAAACGCAGGGGGCTGCCACGGCTTTGACCAAGGTGACGAATGACGTTACTACCGTAGCCAACGACAACGATGCGGTTAAGCTACTAACCGCTGCCGCTGGGATTAAACAGACGGTTTACAACAATGGAGCAAACGTGCTTCAGGTTTTCCCAAACACCTCCGACAACTTGGGGGAAGGGGTAGACGCCAGCACAACTATTGATCCGGGCGAGTTTGGGGTATTTACAGCCAAAGATTCTACGAATTGGCTTTCAGTCATAAGCACCCCATCTAGCAAGGTTACGAAGCACAGCACATCCGCTACGCTCACGAGAGCGCAGATGAGCAACGGCCACACGAACTACGTGACTGGGGCTGCTACGCTTACCATGCTAGCTGTTGACGAGGACACCAATTTCAACGTGAAGACAGTCGGTGCCGTTGCGGTGAGCGTTGATCCAGATTCGTCCGATTTGCTGTACCTAGACGGAACGGCATTGGATGACGGGGACAAGATTACGAACCTGTCAACCGCTGGCGATGTCGCGACCATCCAGTATTACGATGCCACTGGCGCCTATGCTGCAACCAACGGCTGGACAGATGGAGGAGCGTAATGCCTGATGTAACATCACAGGGAGTTCTGGCCGCAATAGCCAGAAAGAATGCATCAGCGGCTGACTCTCCAGATTTCACCGAGGATTTCGAGGGTACAGGCACGCCCACATCTTGGTCTACGACAATAGCTGGATCTGGCACAGTTGATTATGACTTTTCAACTCTTCCAGGTACGGGGTCAAAATCATTAGAGGTCATAACCAGTGGTGGGGATAGCTACTCCGAGGTGGACTTAGGCTCTGTTTATGGAAAATTCAAACTTGTCTTTCAAGAAAAAATTGCTAGCGGCGGTTCCAATAGGCAGTGGATTTCGGGAACGGTCGATTCCACATCTGGGACCACATTTCGTATCGGGTTTGTGTCTGGATGGAACTATGGTTGGAACCATAATTACTCAAGTCTTGTAAGATCGACAACCGGTGTTTCCCTTAGTGATTGGCATTGGGTAAAGCTGGAGGTAGATAAAGCGAATACAACAGTAACTTTGACCATCTCCGCTTCTTCTGATTTTAGTAGTCCAGATGTAGCCACCAGCGCGACCCAAAGTTTCAACGCATCATTCACGGGGTGCCGTTATTTGCGATTTGGCGGTATAAACAGGGATATGAGTGTATGGGTTGATGAATTTAGTGCCTACAATCTTCCTTGATAGGGTATGGCGACTGAATCTACAACTAACCAAAGTACCGCTACCCAGAACGGTGTAACGTGGACCTTTGACACTAGCTATCCCGTTGGCACTTTTAGCCAAACGGACCCAGACGACGTACACATCTTTGTCGTTAATTCAAGTGGTCTGACTATAACAAACGACTCACCCGCTTCAGCAACAGAGAATGGCGGCGTTAAAAACGGGATGGTCCGTGACCCGTATTTCGATGCGGGCGCACAGGGCTTCGATGAGTTTCTGGGAACAGCAACGGCAACAGGACTAACAGCGTCGAACACTAGCTATGATTCTAGCCTAAATGTTGCCCCCAGTAAAACTGGGTCGAACATTGTTTTATCCGCAGGCGAAGAGGCCACGTTCGTAAAGGCGGTTCGACTATCGACAGTGACCACGCCGGACGCATGGCAAACTATTGAGAAGTATGTCCACCTTCATGTTTTGGCGTCAGCTCCTACTCTGGGGGCATACCCGCCATCTGCTTCGGGAACGACTAAAACGATTTGGACTAGGAGCGACAGAGACCTGACCGTCCTGCGTTCTCTTACGCTTCCTGCTAGTTTCACAGACACAGAGTCCAGTCTCAATGGATCAATGGCCTCTAGCCTTGGCCTCTGGGGTCGCGGCGGTGAATATCTTAGACGCTTTCGCCTAGATGTAGACAACGGAAATAGCACAAGCAATTATTCCGGCGACCTAACAACTCTATATGCAAAATGCTTAATGGTTCTGCATAAGAGCGGGATTACCACAGCAGATAGGGACGACATTCTTGATCGAGCAATTCAGTTCGGCATTCAGATATATGGCCTCATCGAGCGTGGGGGATCGCAACTGCTCGCAGGTGCTGGGCAAGGAGGCGTTATTGGCCCTTGGATTTATTATGCCGCTGCCGCTTTAGGCGACTCTGGCATGTGGACCGCAGCCAAGAATCTAGACACGCAAATGGTGTCTGCGGAATGGCTTCAGGCTGGGGATGTTGGCAGGTCTGCTATCGGCAAGGCTGGAAAGAACTCTCAAACTTCCTTTACCGAAATGACAGGCACCCCGATAATCATTCCAGATGAATGGGGAACCAATCATGATACTAGGTATGGGATTATAGCTGACCGAATAGTTGCGTATGAAGTTCTTGCTGTGTCGATGCTGCAAAATACTCCAGACGGTTCAACTGGAGCGCATGGAATATTGAATGGCTCGTCGGCCAATGACACCACCCAATCGAGGGCAGCGACAATAGCTTTTCTTGATCGTTATAGAACGTGGACTCCTTGGGTTTTTTCCTCGAAAAACCCCGGCGATCTCTGGAGGGATTTGTACGATCAGGTGCAACCGCTTACCGGGCTAACGGCATGGACGGGTGTGCCAGATCAGGTGCTGGGAGAGGAAGCGGACTTCACGGCTGGCGATGGCTCGATTAGCTGGGACATAGGGACGCTGAATTATGCCACAGAAACTGTAACTAGCCGAGATATGCGGTACAGCTTGGACGCTGTTCAATGGCTTGAGGAAACGGGTGTAGCAACGAGCGGTAGCAAGACTGGATTGCTTAAAGGGGCCGCTCATTGGTGTGGCTTTAGGCAGAACAGTTCTTCTGGCAACGGGGCGTGGGGCCTGAATTATCCAAGGGACACGCCAATTACATCTGGGATTGACAGGAATAAGGTGACCACAACAGGGACCGATACGCTTGCCGCCCCATCCAATACAACGGCCCCGGTGATTCACACTAGGCTGCATCCAGCGTGGGATTATCCTACGTGGACCCCAGCGAGCGGGACGTTTGGCGTTAATGACACTGAACTGGCTGCTGGGGTTGGCTACTGGTCTGGCTATCCAGCCCCGACATATACATACCAATGGAAACGGGATGCTGTAAACATAGCTGGTGAAACGTCACAGACGTACAACCGAACAGCATCCGATGCTGGAACTTCCATTACTTGCGAGATAACCGCGACAAACTCGGAAGGATCTGCGTCTGCAACAACGGCTGGCGTTACCTGCCCGGCAATCCAGAGTCCTCCTAGTGGAACCCTGATTGACACCAACTTCAGGGGAGCCTTCATAATTGATTACGATGCCGAGTGGACAGACATAACGGAAAATAGTTGCAACAAGGTCCATAACTACACACAGACGTTTTCTTCTACGGAAGCCCTTGCTGACGAGAACATTAACTACGGCGCGCTTCAGGTAGACAAGGCGGGTTCGTACCCGAGTATCGTCATGGGGTTATCCAGAAACCTTTCAGTTGGAACCACTTATAGAATTGTAGCCGAACTGGTTGCGACAGAAGACTGGACGGGCGATCTTGTTTTTGATTTTCGGAGAGATGGTGGCGGGTCTAGTTATCTTTCTGGTGGACAGAAATCATGGACAATAGATGCGGCGCAAGTTATCTCTATCAACGAGACATTTGATATTGGGGGATCTGAGCCAGACTTGGCTGGGGAGATACAGCTTGGTCACACAACCGCCACAGGGGGTACGGCTGGAGGAGATCCATACATAACCTATCTTAAAATTTATGAAGAACCATCGCCCCCACTTCCCAAAAGAGTCTCTACATCGGCAGGGGCGCTTTTGGAGTAACTCAGTAATGCAAACTTTTCTATCATCATAATGACAGTAATACTAACACTAGCAACATTTTTGATTTTGGTTTACGTGATAGCCGAAGCAATAGAACGCTTACGCAAATAATGGACTGGATTCAGGCACTAACTAATGCGGGAACGGGCGGCATCCTTGGGATTGTCGGCTCTGTCGCGTCCGGCTGGCTGAAGATCAAGGGCATGAAGGCTCAAGCCGAAATCGAACGGGAGATGGTAAAGCTCCAGATCGACAAGGGTACCATTGAGGCCGATAGCGCAGACTTCCAAGCGTCACAAAAAGCCGCCCAGCATGAGAGCGATGCGCTAATAGCTGTAGCCAATATAGCCGAGAAGCCCTGGCAGAAGGGCCTGCTTATATGGCACTTCGTATTCAAGGGGAGCGTCCGTCCACTACTTGCTGTAGGCGTGCACATCCTGGCTGGCATCCTGTATTTCCAGATGCCCGAGCAGTACCAGAACATTATTCTCCAGCAGATATTTACAATAGCATTCGCCTACGGCGGTTGGTATTTTGGGCAACGGGATCTAAACAAGAGATTATTTTCAGAATGAATTTACCAGAAGCAGCTCATGATTCTTTCCTAAAGGGATTTGGCTTTTCCTTTGGCGGTTTGTTGGCCGCAGCGGGTACTATGTTAGACAAGGTAGCAGATCTTAACACAATACTTGGAACGATTGGTGGAGTCCTCAGTTTAATATCTACCGGATTTGGGATATACTTTGTTATACTTGGCATAAAAATCAGAAGACAAGAAATGAAAGATAAATAATATGGGTTGCGGTAAAAGAAAAGGCGGGTACGGCCCTAAAGGCGGAATAAAGCGATCTAAAGGCGGAAAAAAGCGATAATGAAGTGTTTATTCGATATTAAGGATGCAGGGGCCACAGTTATGGCAATGTTTGCTAGAGGGTGCAAGTGCAAGAAATGTTCTAGCAGAAAGAAGAAGTGATGCCTAAGGACGCCTGCTACAGGAAAGTTAAAGCACGGTATAAGGTGTTTCCATCTGCGTATGCAAGTGGGGCAATAGCCAAGTGTCGCAAGGTAGGAGCCGCTAATTGGGGTAAGCGTAAGAAAAAGTAATGGCTGTACGTAAGACAAAGGAAGGTGCTGCTCTCAAGCGGTGGTTCAAGGAGAAGTGGGTAGATGTACGCACTGGAAAGCCTTGTGGTCGCCGTAAGGGGGAGAAGCGTGGCACTCCATATTGTCGTCCATCTAAACGTGTTAGCAGCCGCACACCAGTTACAGCAGGTGAGATGACAGCATCTCAAAAACGATCAAGGATAGCCCAGAAGAAAAGACTAGGGCAACCAGCAGGTAAACCTCAAAGAGTAAAGGCGGTGAAACGTGGCAATAGATAAATCCAAAATGAAATGCAACGTGCCTCGGAGACAAGTTTCTGGTGGCAAGAAGTTCGTTGTGAAAGCCTGTCAGGGTGGAAAAGAAAAGATAGTACGTTTTGGTGATGCTAATATGTCTATCAAGAAAAGTAATCCTGCCAGGAAAAAGTCCTATTGCGCAAGGTCAGGCGGGATCAAGGGAAAGAGCAATAAACTATCAGCTAACTATTGGAGCCGTAGGGCTTGGAACTGCTAATGGCTAGATACGACAGTTATGGTCAGGTAGACGATCCCATCGCAGAAGAACTCGATGTGGGCTTTGTTGGGTTCAACAATAGGCTCCGTCCGGACCAACTATCTCCGGGCTTGCTTACCACCTCCAATAACGGCAGGATGGACGTAAATGGGGAATGGCAAGTCAGGAAGGCTATGGAATATGTAGCGGCTCCATTTACCGCTGCGGCGCTGTATGCCCATGATGCGGACACATCAAAGGTGCGTATATTGGACACCGCCCTTCCATCCGTTAATTCTTCGTCTACATCCGTTGGGGGAGGCGGCGTGCTTACCATTGTATTTAGCAGTCCTCATGGCCTTGCAGAGGCCGACTGGGATGGCTATGTCCTCTATTTGAGTGGATGGACCGGGAACGCATCCATTGACGGCAATTACAACATTACTTGGATAGATGCCAGCACAATTAGCGTTACAGTGAGTGGCCTCACCTCTGTATCTGTATACGGCACTGTCCAAGGCCCCACGTTGGATGACCTATCGGCCAGCACCATCCAATACGCCATTGAATATAGCGATCCAAACAATGATAGCCTATCTTATGTGCTGTGCATTGGGAGTACGGGAGCATCCGCTGTAAAGACCAGCGATGGATCATCCACCGATATTACATATCCTACAGGCGAAACGGCGGTCAATGCTACGGCCATTCAGGCATTCAATAAAGTGTACATATTCCGGGATGGGGATGTGGCGATGGAATGGGATGGCGACCTTACGGGAACCCCGACATTCACGCTAGTTGATAGCGGCGCCTATAGCCAACCCACGGAGATCACTTGCTCATCTGGAGAATTTGCCCTAATATCGAATCGGGGCGTGGTACACCAGTCAGGTGGCGTCGCTGTAGGCGATGCCATATCCGTAGTTGGAGATAAGACAGCTAGCGCAGACCAGACTTCGGGACTAACGATAGGGGCCAGCTTCAATGTTGCCAATGTGTATACGGATGGCTCAACCACAGCCATAACGGTGGCGACCAAGGCGCTTATAACAGGCGGCGATTTTGACTCATTATACCAAATAACCATTACGGCTTCTGGACATGGCTTGGAGGTGGGCAATCCAATCACCATTGCCGGATTTGGCGATACTAAGATAGATGGGGCTAGGTTCGTTGAAGAAGTGGACGGAGCTGATTTTGTTTTCTACGTCCCGGACAATCCATCCGTAACGCTAAGTGGAGACGAAACTGTCGCATTAGCGGATGGTTTCGACTTCTACATTGATGCGTCTCAAAAAGATGAGCATATTACCGATGGCGCGAGCCTGACAGCCACGCCTGTATTTACTCGGGCGGTTTCTAGCGGCTTGGGATATTCCCATATGCCAGCTCCTCCATTCGCCGAATATCATCAGCGTCGTTTGGTAATGCCATACAGGTACGATATTGATGGGACCAATGCGTCTCCCACCATCACCGACCGCGCCGTAAGAGACGAGGCCATCTTCTCGCAGATACTGGATGGAGATACATACGATAGGATATATGGGCAGTTTCGATTCAATGCTGGAAGCTCTGATTATTTGGTGGGCTTCCATTCTTTCTCGGAAGATAAACTGGTAGTATTCAACCGCAATAGCATACACCTAGTTAGCAATAGCTTGGTCCTGAAGGATGCCGTAAGTACGCTCATCACGAATGAGGTGGGATGTTTGGCTCGCCGAAGCATTGCGCAGGTGGGCAACAATCTGATATTCTTGTCGGATAATGGCGTTTATGGCGTAGACTTCCAAGACCTCTACAATTTGCGTGGACGCGATTTGCCACTATCGGCTACCATCGAAGCCACCATACAAGACATAAATAAGCCTTATGCCTATAAAGCAGTGGGCGTCTATTTTAACAACAGATATTATCTGGCTGCTCCATTCGGATCATCCACTACCAATAACAAAATTGTCATATACAATTTTGTGAACAAAAATTGGGAGTCGATTGATAGCGTTTCCAACTCAGCATGGGAATATACGCATTTGGTTGTCGCAGGCGATGGAAACGATCGGGGAGTGTATGCCGTTAATGAGGATGGAGGGGTTCATAGGCTAGAGTCTTCATTGGGTTCGAACGATCAATATGTTCCAGCAGTGGGCCAATCTTCGGCGGATACTCCTATTTCCGGCGTTGCCACCACTAGGATGTACACGCTATCCTCCATTGATCGCAAGAAATGGAACAACTATGAGCTGCATATAGAATCTAGCAGCACCCAAGGAAGTGATGGCGATGTGACGGCTATCACCGAGAATATAGATTCCGAAACCAGTTTGGGTACATTGCAATCCATAAATGGAGGCAGTTCATTGGAGGTTGCGGAAGACTATTCTCTTAGGGGCCGAATTGGAAATAAGAGAGCATACGGATTACAGCTTAAACTAACTACATCTACTGGACGCCCTAAGCTGAGAGCAGTGAAGGTGGCTGGAGTAACAGCATTTAGAAACTTAGAAGAGGCACGATAATGGGAACCATAATTAAAAATACTACTAGCGCATTTTCGGATGGACAGCAGATTACATCCACCGCGCTGAACAACCTAATCGATGACGCCATCCTGAATACCACTGCCGTTTCGGCAGGAACTGGACTCACCGTCGATACGTCCACTGGTGTTCTGAGTATGGATACATCGCTAACAGGCAAGACCCTCACTGGCGGTTCCCTGAACAACTGTCCCATTGGGGCATCCACCCCCAGCACCGGAGCGTTTACCACCTTGTCTGCATCCAGTGGTCTTACAGGCAATGTCACAGGAAATGTCACTGGTGACGTAACAGGCGATTTGACGGGAGACGTAACAGGCGATGTCACAGGAAACGTAACTGGCGATGTTACAGGAGGAACTGGATCGTTTACCACTCTTACAGCATCCGATGATGTAAACTTCGACTCAGGCACACTGTTTGTAGATGCGTCTG